CAGATAGAAAGGCAAATCCTGATATTGAGCCTAAATTGAAGGCGTTGATTGATGATAAAACTGCTGCGTCAGTTGATTTTAGTGGTTTTAAAACAGCAGATGATTATCTAAATTCGCCTATTTTTAATGAATACGTCAACACCTTCTCAAAAATAGAATACTATCAGCAAGAAAAGAAAATGTTTGCACAATCCAAGATGAATAAGGCGTTGGGGTTGGATAATTTGCCGAGCGTACTAACGGGCGACAAATTCGATGCCGCTGCAAAATTATCCGAATACGGGCAATTGTTACGCAGCGTTGATGACCAGATTATGAATGGAAAACGAATTACAGATAGACAAAAGGATTTTAGGGAGGGTGAATTTTTTGCTGGGAAAGGGATATTTGGCGATGGAACATATACCGCCGCCAATCACTTCGGCAATGCAGCGGAAATTGCAGCCGACTACGGAAATTCAACAGCGAGAATGGCATTAAAGTCAGATGCAAAAGTTATCTTTTACGATGACTTAACAACTGAAATGATTCGCGTCAACGATATGATTATTAGCAAGGCTGGCGGGATGAGCGAACGAGCTAGAGAAATAAACAAAAGTGGACTATTTGGCAACCCAGGATTATTTGCCAGATTGCATGGTTATGATGCGATTCACATCAGGCAATTTGACAGCGCAACAAACCAGAATGTTGATTATATAAATATCCAGAATCGCGGCGCGGTTATCGTAGACAGCGAGGTTATCTACAAAGATGATTGAATATACAAAAGCAGATGTTTCACGGGCGCTGGCTATTGCAATTGGAGCGAGCGGAAACAAAGAAAACCCGAATGAATGGCAGGAGAAATTTATTAGTGACTTCCTAAAAACAAATGGCGAATTTGATAATCTGCCTTCTTATTTGCAGGATTTTGTTATTGAATGCTATCCGCTTATTATTAGATAATTAAACCACACCATAACAAATGGCTGACATAACCATTCAAGTCGAAAATAGCGAAGTCATTAACGAGCTTGCTCGATTACAGCGTGCTGTTTCAAATATGCAGCCGGCAATGCGTTCAATTGGGCAGAGCCTAAAAACAAATATTCGGCTCGGATTTACTGACACCAAGTCGCCCGACGGTATCAATTGGGCGGCTTTGTCACCAACCACTATCTCAAAACGCCGGCAAGGTTCGGACGTGCCACTGAGCGACACCGGTGTTTTAAAAAACTCGTTTACAGTCAATGCTTGGGCTGATTATGTTGAAGTCGGAACAAACGCACCACAAGCCGCAATGATGAATTTTGGCGGTACAAAAGCGCAATTCCCGAATTTATGGGGCGACATCCCCGCACGACAATTTATGCCAACAAGCGATTTTCCTGCGACGTGGATAGATGAAATTTTAGCCGTGGTGAATCATCATTTGGATACTCAGTAAAAACTTATGGCGTAATTTTGAAATCGACGGTAATATTGTGCCGCTTTCATGAGAAGGCACTGGCGTAGTAACCAGTTTGTTAAGCGTTTCCCGCATACGATAATCACGCGGTTTTTTTATGCCCCCAGTTTTCGTAATTGTGCCATTAGTGGTAAAATTGCACTGTGTGAATTGGAGTGCCTTGAAAATATCCAATATCAAGCGTAGCACTTAACAGCTATTACTAAACTCCAGTTCATGCCACCTCGGTGGTAATCACAGTAAAAATGTTAAGGATTCAATCATGACTACATTAGTCGCTAAAAACTTCGATTCATTCGTCTTTGCATCAAACGACGAAATCAAAACCACTTCATTACTCGTTGCTGAAAAATTCGGCAAACTTCACAAAAACATCATTGCAAAAATAAAATCCCTTGAATGTTCACAGGAATTTAACGAGCTTAATTTTAAGCCCGTTGATTATTTGGACGAAAAAGGCGAAACACGCCCCGCTTACGAAATGACAAAAGACGGATTCATGTTTTTAGTCATGGGGTTCACAGGCAAAGCCGCCGCGCAAATCAAAGAAGCCTACATCAACGCCTTCAATTTCATGATGGACGCATTGCGTCAAAAACCTTACGCCTTGCGTGACCTTCCGCCCGCTCAACCAAAAACATTAACGCCCGCGATGCTACGGCACATTACAAAGCGCGTTGTTTGGATTGTGAATAACACGGCGGGGGTTAGCTTTAGTTCGATAGGCGGCGCGATTTTGGACGAGTTTAATATCAATGAGCGCAAAGCGATTCCAATTACAAAATACCGTGAAGTGTGTGCCTTTTTGAATTGCGAACCAGACGAAAAGGCGTTACAAGGTGAATTGCTTGAACCTGCTGCAATCGAATATCAACCACCCAAAGGCATGATGTTAATTACTGAAAGTGAGTTTAAAACACTAAATCAAAACGCCGAGACGTTTTCAATTGAATACGCTTCATCGGTTATGAATGAAATTGCGAGATTTGATTTAGCTGTCGTACCTAAAAAGCAAATCTTAGAACTGAAGACTCTGCTTAATAGCATTCGCATCATCTAACCACTAGGTACCAGTACGCAAAAGCCTCGTTAATTCGGGGCTTTTTTTTGCCTAAAATCCCTGTGTTCGCACGTTATCAGTGGCATTTTGCTCAATGTACAACGCCGAACCACGTTATTACGATGACCAAAATTAAATTTCATCGAGATTTAGCGTTGACACAATTAAAAGCACTGCACTTTCTAGCTGACTTTCAGCTATCAAAACCCACCACCAAAGGGGAACGCACCTTTTCAGGTGTTGCTTACGCTGGCGGTGTAATTACCGACCACTCACATTATAGTGCGGTTGCTTTTGACTTAGCAACAACGACCGCTGAAGCCCCGTTACCGTTGCTGTTCAACCATTGCGGCTCACCAATTGGTGTGATCGAAACCATTTTAATCAACTCAACCATCGAGATTGCAGGTCGCTTATTCGCAGATATTGACCCGGTCGCGGCAGACATCGCAGAAAAATCTGACCGTGGCGTGGTGTGGCAGTTATCGGTTGGCATTTTTCCCGAAGAAACTGCTCTCATTACACAGATGACAGCACCGACAATCAACGGCAACCCCTTTACAGGCGAAGTCAGCCTCTTAAAAAACAATCGAATCCGCGAGGTTTCATTTGTTGCGCTCGGCGCAGATGACAAAACCGCAGCAACTATTTTTAACGCTGCACCACCACTATCAAAACAGGACTTCACAATGACACCAGCAGATGAAAAGGCGATGCAGGACGAAAACGCCTCTTTAAAAGTCACTATTGCTGACTTAAGCGAAAAATTAAAAGGCTTGGAAAGTGCGAACAAGGAGCAGTTCAGAGCCGCTCGCATAGAACAAATCAAAACAATGTTTTCGGCGACTCAACGCGAATTTACAGACGCAGCAGCATTAGCTTACATGGAGCTTTCAGTTGAGCAGTTCAGCGCAATTTCAGGCGATATGATTGCACAAGCGAAAGCAGCGAAACCCGTATTATCGGCAGAATTATTTCAATCAAAAGCCGTTGACGGAATCGAATTAAACCGCGAAGAACCCGTTAATTTTAGCAATGTTTACACAGACCGCAACGCGCGAGGCGTTTACTAATGACAACAAAATTTGAAATTATTCAATCCGCAGAATTTATTCTTGATTATGAAGAAAATCTGAGCTTAGACAAGGTGACATTGATCACTGGTCAAAACTTATTAGCTGGAACAGTCCTGGGCAAAATTACTGCCTCTGGCAAATATACAAAGCACGCAACGGGCGCAGCCGATGGCTCGCAAACCGCAGCCGCTATTTTATATGCACCATGTGACGCTACGTCAGCAGATATGCCATGCGTTGTTGTTTCGCGATTAGCCGAAGTTGCAGATGATAAGCTGATTTATATGACAGCGATCAGCGCACCAAACAAATTAGCGGCTATTGCAGCGTTATTAACTACATTCATCGTTGTGAGAGCATAAGCATGATTATCGACCCATTTAAAGCTGACGGTTTTTCATTAAATTCGTTGACTGCTGCGCTTATTGCACAGCCTTACACACCAACCATTCTTGCTGATAGCGGTTTGTTTTCAGAAGACGGCGTGACTACACTTGACATCACGGTTGAATCAGACGGCAGAACCATTGGTTTAGTTGCTGTTCAGCCCCGCAATGCGCCACCACAAAACGTAGGTTCTGACAAGCGTTCCATTCGCTCGTTCAGAGTGCCGCATTTACCAGAGCGTGCAACAATTATGGCTGACGAAGTGCAAGGCATTCGCTCGTTCGGCAGCGACAATCAAGCACGCGCTATCAATGACGTTAGAGATAACCGATTAGCAAAAATGCGTACTCAAATCGATTACACAATCGAAGCACACCGATTGTCTGCATTACAAGGTCAGTATTACGACGCGGCGGGCAATTTAAGTTCGTTATTCACCGAATTTGGCGTAACACAACAAACAGTTGCAATGGTATTGGGTACAGCGACAACACCAATCAAATCAAAAATCACACAAGTGATGGAAGCGGTTGAAGCGCAATTGGATGGCATCTCATTCACCGGCGTTACAGTTTATTGCGGCGCGACATTTTGGAAATCGTTCATTAGTCACGCAAACGTCGAGAAGTTCTACATGAATTGGCAAGCAGCAAGTGCGCTGAATACTGACCCACGTGCCCCATTCCCATTCATGGGTATGACATTCGTTCGTTATCGCGGTTCATCAACCGTAAAAATTGCAGATACGGAAGCGTATGCAGTACCAACAGGTGTTCGCGACTTATTTATCACACGCTTTTCGCCTGCTAACTACATCGAAACCGTCAACACAAAAGGCTTGCCGTATTACGCAAAAGTACAGCCAATGGAAATGGACAAGGGCATCATTATTGAAGCGCAATCCAACCCAATCAACTTATGCACACGTCCGTCAGCCGTTATCAAACTGACAGAAGCATAAGGTGAGTTATTGCACTAAGGCTGATTTAATCGCTCGAGGCTGGCAATCTGAGTTGATCAGCTTGTCAGACAAAGAGGGGCTTTTAAACGGGCTTATGAACGAGGCTGCGCTAACGCAAAGCATCTCGGACGTAACCGCAGAAATTGACAGCTATTTAATCGGACACATTCCCTTGCCTCTCGCGTCACCCAGTGATTTTTTAGTGCGTAAAGCGTGCGACATGGTGAGGTTTTATTTGTACGACATTGGCGTAATTGAACCCGTTACAAAACGCTACGAGGCGGCAATAGCGTTTCTGAGCGGCGTGAGCGACGGGTCAACACTGCTATCAGCCTTAGTTACAAAACCACTTGATGACGTTGCAGCAGCAAAGTTAATTCAAAAACCTGTCGTGATTACACCCGCAAAGGTGTTTAGCGACAGCATGATGGCGAAAATGTAATGGCTGTATTAGTTGCTGATTTTATTGCACGGATAAAAACCAATTGTCCGCTCTTAAAGGGGCGTGTTTTTGGTGCGGCAGAATTGGCAACTGCAACACCAACAACCATGCAGCCACCTTGTGCTTTTGTGATACCAATGGGCGACAAATCGGAATCAAACACCTTGATGAATGGCTTTTCACAGCGGGTCACGATGCAGTTTGGCGTTGTTATTGCCGTTCGTAATTTTTCGGACACACGCGGCGAAGGTGGTCACAAGCAGCTGGAAAGTGTTCGCGTGCAGCTTGACGCGGCATTAAGAAACTGGACAGCACCGAACGCATCGGCACCTACCGAGCATACGGGCGGACAGCTCGCAGGATATGACAACATGGTTTTGCGCTGGAATGATGTATATCAAACACAGTTTTACTATCGGACTTAAAGAAAATGGCTGACGAAAAAAAAATGGCTGACGAAAAAAAAGAGCAATCGGCTTTAACAGAAGACGAATGCGTCGGGATTTGGAAACAAGATGAATTTTGGGGCATCGGCGGATCATTTGACTGCGACCCTGTAACCGGTACACGCACACCACGCGAGGATTAGAAAATGGCTTTAAAAAACAAACAGCTCATTTTGGTTAAAAAAGAAACCACTTATGGCACAGACGCAACACCAACCAACGCATTAAACGCGGTACAAACTGGCGACGTGAGCATTACGCCGCTTGCTGGCGATATGGTTCAACGTAACATCATTAAGCCGTTTTTTGGCAACAACCAAAACATCATGGTTACAAAATATGTGACTATTGATTTTGAGGTTGAATTAGCAGGTTCAGGTGTCGTTGGCACAGCACCGCAGTTCGGCGCGTTGTTACAGGCTTGCGGCTTTTCTGAAACCGTTACAGCGGCAACCAATGTTATTTATAACCCGATTACATTGACATCTGTTACGCAAACAGGCACGAGCGCATCTATCTATTTCCAGCGCGACGGCATTAAACACGTCCTTTTAGGCGCACGCGGAACAGTCAACTTTGATTTGACCGTTAAGACATTGCCTAAAATGAAATTCACAATGACTGGATTACTCGGAACAATTACCGACAGCGCATTGGTAACAACTGGGTTGGTTTATACCGCTGCAATCCCTGTCGCCGTTTCAACAGCAAATACAGGTGCATTATCTATATTTGGCTATACACCAATTGTTGAATCGTTAACGATTGATATTGCGAACGATGTCAAATATCGCACATTGATTGGATCTGACACGGTTGTTATTTCCGACAGAAAACCGAAGGGAAACATCAAGTTTGAATTGCCAACATTAGCGACAAAGAATTTCTTTGATATTGCTCAAAACTCGACACTCGGCGCACTATCTGTGACACACGGGCTAACAGCCGGCAACATATTCAAAATTGAATCAGCAGCGTCTGGTTTAGGACTTGATGCGCCAAAATACGCGGACAACGACGGCGTTGTGATGTTAGACGCGGGATTAACATTCATTCCAAGCTCAACGGGTAATGACGAAATCAAAATCACGCTTACTTAATTAAGCGGCAGTAGTTCAACGGCGCGGCAGTCATTCAGGTTGTCGCGTAACAAATCAACTTAACTCAGAGGTTTAAAAATGGCATTAGTAATAGGCAAAAAAGCGACACGCAAAATTAAAATCACAGCAGAAGAAGCAGGCGATTTTGCAGAAGTCACAAAACACGTTTTTGATGTTGAATTCAAAATTGTAAAAAAGGAAGAATTGGATGGAATTCGCGAGACCTCGAATGCAGGCGACGAAGACCTTGCTATCAACTTAATTTTCGAGTCTGTCGTTGGTGTAACGGGCGTAAAAGATGAGGCGGGTGCTGACATTCCTTATTCAAAAGATTTAGTCGAAATTTTAAAAGATACCGCATTTACACGAACTGCAATCTTGCAGAACTTTTGGGCTGTGCAAGGTGGGATTACGCAACCTGCATTATATAAAGCGTTAAAAGCAAAAAACTAAACGACGCGGGCTACTATTACGCAAACTATGGTAGCTCGCAAAAAAACAGTGAAAGCCTTGAAAAAAGCGCGGATTCATGGGGAATTACACTTGATGAATCCGTAATCGTAAAGGATGACGATGATTACACTGTTTTCTTCGACGCGACCACCGCGCTAGAAGTTTTTTTTGCAGTACAAACACAGTGGAACTACTCAATGGAGGGTTTAACTGGTTTGAATTATTCAAGTGTTATCGCGGTCATTGCGCTGTATTCAAAAAAAAATGATCGCCTGGCGTTACTTCATGAAGTCGCAGAAGTTGAACGCGGTTTCTTAAAAGCGATAAACGAAAAAAAATCTAAATAAAGGAATGCTCCAATGGCTGAAACACAGGCACTAACAATTAGAATCGGCGCGGATGCTAGTGGAGCAATTTCTGTTTTAGGGCAGACATCAACAGCGGTTAATAATTTAGGCAATAACGCAACAAACGCGGGGCGTGGCGTTAACGCATTAAATACAAATATCTACGGCACGCGAGACGCGGCGGGCTTGGCATCAAACGGGGTTAATAACCTCAACTCAAATCTTGGAAACATTCATCGTAGTGCCAATAGCGCATCAGGCGCATTAAATTCATTAAAGAGTTTAATGGGAGGGCTTGCAGGCGCGTTTACACTAGGTAAAGCCATATCAGAAATCGCAAGTTTTGAAACTAAAATGCTGAGTTTGAAAGCTCTGACAATGGCGAATACTGAGCAAATGAAACAGATGGAAATGCAAGCGCGACAATTAGGCGCGACAACCGCATTTTCAGCACAACAAGCCGCGACTGCCCAGGGCGTTTTAGCGTCGTCGGGTCTTAAAGCCAATGAAATATTACAGGCTACACCTAAAATTTTAGAACTTGCAGCGGCTGGCAGTATGGATTTAGCAAAAGCGGCTGAGTATGCAATGGGTTCAATCAAAGGGTTTGGGCTTGAGCTTGCTGATTTAGGGCATTTGAATAACGTCTTTGCAAAGGTCGCAGCCGATTCAAGTACCAGCGTCAGCGAAATTGGCGAGGCAATGAAAATTGCAGCACCATTATCAAAAGCATTTAGTGTAAGCCTTGATACAACAGCGGCTGCAATTGGCGTATTAGCGAACGGACAAATCAAAGGGTCTGAGGCTGGAAATGCGTTTAAATCAATGCTTGCGGCACTCGGCAACGAAACAAAAGAAAAGTCAGAAATACTAAAACAGCACGGACTGACCTACGACGATTTAAACGTCCAGGTAAAAGGCACGACAAAGGTGTTGGAATCAATCCGCAACGCAGGTTTCACTGGCGCAGAAGGCTTGACGATGTTCGGTCAAGAAGCGGCAGCGGCAACTTTGATATTGTCGGATAACGTAGATGCGCTTCACGAGGCAGAGATTGCAAACAAATCTGTTGGCGAAGCAGCAAAAGAGCAAGCAGATATACTGAATCAAGGCTTATCGAAGGCATGGGACGCATTAGGCGGCACGCTATCAGAAGCGGCTTTGCAAATGGGCGAGGTTAAGTCTGGTGGCGATAGCGTTCTTGGCGGAATGACGGGGTTAATTCAAACGATAACAGGCGTTATTTCGATTTACGAAGGACTCGGTCAAGCATTCAAGGAATCGAACAATCTTACAGATGAGCAATATCAACACTTACAAAATGTGGCGACGGGTTTTAGCGTGGTTGCAGGTGCGGCAACTGGAATTGCAGCATTAACAGGTGCAATTTGGTTAATGAATACAGCAATGGTCGCATTTAAGGCGACGCTTGCGCTTGTATCGGCGCACCCAATTATTGCGTTTTCGAGCGTAATTGCATTGGCGTTAGGTGCTGCAGCTGGACAGGCGGCTGCGTGGAATAAAGACATTGACAGTCAGATTGAACACTCAGAATCGCGCATCAAACAGTTTAACGACAAAACAATGCTGGGCGGTGGATTGCGTAAAGTTGGCTCGATGATGGGTTATGACATTGCGGCAGAAGAAGAGAACCTAGCAAAATTAAAGATATTAAAAGCAGAGCAAGAATCACTTTTAGCTAAGTCAAAAGTTACTCCTGACCCGATTGACGGTATGTCGGGGCTAACAAAAGCAGCCGCTTTAAAACTTAAAGGAATCAAAGATTATCAGCAAAAGATGATTGACGAAACCGCTATAACGCAAAAAATAGACGCGAATTTGATTAAGGCGGTTATTTCGGTTGAATCTGCGTTTAATCCAAAAGCAACAAGCCCTGTTGGTGCAATTGGACTAATGCAAATAATGCCTGCTAACGCAAAGTCCCTAAATACAACATCCGAAGCACTAAAGAACGAAGCTACCAACATTGAAAAAGGCACGGAATTCTTAGCAAAGATGTTAAAAATTAGCGGCGGAAGACTAGACGAGGCGTGGGCAAACTGGAACTGGGGCAGCGGTAACGTAGCGAAGTCAAAAGACGCGCACGGCGGTATGTTTAACATGGGAAACGCGCCGGAGGAAACCCAAAGGTCATATTCTGAGCTTATCACCACGCTAAAACTTTTAAAAACCACCGTTGCAGATGTTGAACGCCCAGCTAGAGCTGCCGCATCAGCAGTAGCGAGCATAGGAACAGAAACGAAAAAGGCACAAGATAAAGCCTATGACAGCACAGCAGCGGGCGCATTTGAAAAGGGCGTTAATGAATTAAACGCGGCGTTCACCGAAGGAACACGCGACTCCTACGAATACAACAGCAAGTTTGACGCGCTATTAAGCACCTACGATAAAGCCACGGGTAAAATTCAAAGTGTCTCATCAAGTCAGCGCGAATTGAATTCATTGCTTGCAGGAACGCCACAATTTGAGCTCGATAAAACAATGGGCAGATTAAACGCTCAAAAGTCGGCGGGTGTTATCAATGATTATTATTACAAAAACAACGCAACGAAAGCGCAAGACCAATTTACAGAGCAAACAACAGGTGTAAATCCATCAGCTGAAGCAAGCAAAAACGCAACCGAATCAGGCAACGCAGCAAAAGAGGCGATGCAGTCAGCAGAGCAAGCAACAAAGGCTTACGAGGACGCGGTTAAAAGCGCGGGAAAGGCAACGTTTGATGCGGGGACATCCTCAACAGCGATATTTGACAGCATGAACAGCGGCATTGGAAAGCTCGTTGGGTCGTTCGATACATTATCGGCATCTATAGCAGGGCATTCCACGCAATTTGAAGGCATCTCTGAATCTTATCAAAAGAATATGAAAATTGAGGGATTGAGCGCGGAGCAGCAAGCCAATCTAACCAAGTTATATTATAAAGACAAACAAAGTTATGAAAGCGCAATGCAGTTATCGACGCTTTCAGGCATTAGGCAAATAGCGGGTGCGGGCGCGGCGTTATCCGGTGAGCAATCGAGAAATAGAAAGGCGTTGCACGCAATTGAAATGGCATTTTCTGTTATTGAAATTGCTATGAGTATCAAAAAAACGGCTGTGAATTTAGCGGAAGGTGCGTCAAAAATGTTCGGTCAATCGGGCTGGTTCGCATTTGCAGGTGTTGCAGCAATGATCGCTGTTGTCGGAACACTTGGCTATAAGTCAGGCGGAAACAGCACCGCAGAAAAGCCACAGGAAGACACCAAAACAACGGGAACTGTTTTCGGTGATAAAGAAAAGCAAAGTGAATCAATGAAGAACGTTATTGATACGTTAAAAGATATTCACACGGCAGAAATGCCAGAGCTTAAAAATATCACGCACGCCATTCATGATATGTCTACAGCAAACGATTTAATGATTAAGTCATTATTTGAGGCTGGTGGGCTATCTATTAAAGATGTACCCACAACCACAAAAAATACAGGAATTGGTGGTGCTATCGCTGACTTTTCAAAAAATATTCCCGTAATAGGCGGGCTTATTGAATCGCTTGGAAGCATATTATTTGGTGGGAAAACGACATCAACATTAAAACACACAAACTTGGAGTTTAAAGCCGTCGCATTTTCAGCAATTGAGGATGTGTCCACAGAATTGATTAAGGTTACTCAAATCATAGCAAACAAAAAAGATGGTGGCTTGTTTTCAAGTGATGAGAAATGGGACTCGAAAAAGTATATTGACGTTGGAAAGCCTGCTCAAACCGCCATGAATAACTTGTTTATTACTATGGGCGCATCCGTTTTAGCATTTTGGGATTATTTAGGATTAGAACACAAAAAAGGCTTTGATAAACTCCAAAACTTTAAGTTGAGCGCGACCACCATCGACATAAAAGGAAAAACGGACGCGCAGGTTCAGGCGATCATCTCGAATTATACGTCACAACAGTTCGACCTTATGATTACCGCGCTGTTTGGTGGACTAATCAACCAATATAAGAAAATTGGTGAAGCATCAGGCGATACAATGGCACGTCTGCTTTTAGATACTAGCGCATTCCAGTTGGCTTTGAGAAAAATGGGGGCGGATACTAATGGCGGGAAAGAAGAGCTAATCGCGTTTGGTCAAGGCATGATTGATGCAGCGGGGAGCGTAAAAAGTTTAATCTCTGCGATGGATAATTTCACGAATAAGTTTACGGACAGCGCGGCGCAATTAAAAATAAGCAAAGATGCTGTGACTGCCTTTATGTCAGACAAAGAAAATATTATCGGACTATCTAACGCTGGAAAGGGCGAGGGTTACGCACTATTGCAAAAACTATTGGACTCCACCAGTTTTAGCAACGACACAAGCGCACAATCATCAAAAGATTTGCGGGCATCCTTTGCATCCCTCGGCGTTGACTTACTTAACGCCACAAAAGACAATCATACTCAGCTTTTAAAAAATGAAATTCAAGCGAGTGAAGCCAGTAAATTAACAAAAAACACGCTAGGCACTACTTCGGTTTCAGGAACCGCCGTAACACCGACAAGCACAACGGATATATATAAAAACTTGCCGACACTTGACACCTATGTTGATTCTAAGAATTACAATAAGCAAATAGCGGGTCTGTATGAAATTGGCGCAGACACCACGCTCTCTTATAAAGAAACGATAGGGTCCGCTTCAAAGAACCTTGCGTTCGGATCAGCAGATTTAACTAAAATAATGGATCAAACAGGACTGAGCTTTTTACAGCTTGCCGATGCGTTTGATAAAATCATCATCGAAAAAGACAGAACGGATAAAATTGCAAACGCATTAAAAAACGACATTTTAAAATCTATCTCGCCTGGATTATCTGCATTGCGCACGCAAAACGACGCGCTGAATACGCTCAAAGGTGAAAAACAATCCTATACGTTTGGACAAAAAAATGCGGATAGTGCCTCAATTGCCGCTCAAATTCTGCTCAATAATGAAACGCTTGATCTAGGTGCAACATTCAGTGCTTTAAAGCAGGAATGGAACATTAGCGCGAGCGGATTGCAAAAACTGAGTTACTCGCTTGCTGAAGCTGCAAAAAATACAGTTGCGGCATCAAATGCAATGAAAACGCTCATGGATATGCAAAAATCCATTACAGCGTGGTCGGCAAAAACAACAGCGGCAAGCACAGGCAACAAAGAAACAATGCTTGCGACAACAAAAGCGTTGTTTGATAAGCAGTTAGTCGATACAAAGTCAGTTGATCCACAGGTGGCGCGTGACGCATACACAGGAATCACAGCAACGGCAGACAGCTATATTTCGGCTCTGCGTGGTTTTTATGCCTCAACACAAACGGGTCAGGATTTAATAAAAGGCGTGGTTGATAAAGTGTCAGCGTTACCCGCTCAGGTGACAGTGTTTGATTTAATGCTTGAAAAATTAACAGATATAAACAACGGAATTTATAAGATTTCCTCAGGCTTATCACCCGATTCTGGTACGAGCCTACAGCATATAATCGATGCAATTGAAGCCGCAAGACTACTATCATTGCAACCTAATGCAACAGCAGTTCAGGGTCAGAATTATGCCTACCTAAAAGACTTATTATTGGGTTATCAATCAGCGCAACAAAAAGGGTTGTCGAACGTATTGCTTGAAAAATATATCGCCGCGCTTGGCAGCGGATCAAGTGCATTAGCCGCGATGAAATTAAACCAAGCATCAAGTTATGCCGCGAATTACAAAGACGCAATTGGATATTTCATTGAGGTTGCAGTGCATCAATTAGACCCGTTTATTAGCGACGCTGCCGCAAATCCACAAAATATCACATCCCAAAATGCGCTGGCGTTACGCATTGACGCGCTAAATGCAACGATGAAAATTACCATCGCTGATCTTATGACAGCAACTAAAACGCAATATGATACATATAATACCCTAATAACTAATTCAATGAGCATTGGTAACAGCCCCACTGCTCCAATAAACAGCGCGGCTGCAATTCCCGACAACGTTATCAATGACGCATTTTATTTATCGGCACAACGAGTTACAGCGACACCTGTTTTGGTGTTGCAAGCAATTAACGCGCTGGGGGATGGTATTGCGGCTGCTAAAAATTCGATTAAAGCAATTGAAGCAGAATTCACACCGATCAAACAAATTCCCCTGGTCAATTTCACATCAACGTCATCAATTCCTGTTGCGCTTGCTGATACGCAACAACGGATTGCTGATTTTATAGCAAGCTCGAAAGCGAACGTAAAAATAACAGCAACAGACGAAACGTCTAGGGTGTTAATAGAGATAGAGTCGAAAATAAATGCCATGTCAGGAACAACCGCAAAAATCGCATGGTTAGATACGCTAATCGTCGGATTGAAAGATGTTGTTGCACAATTGGGGCTGCTTAAAAACCCCGTTGACATTGCTGTTACGCCATCATCTGAGGTATCGGTTGCAACTATTGCAGCAAAATTAAAAGACCTTTCGGCATTGGTTCTGCCCGTTAAATCAATCGGCGTTGATACTGTCACGGGGCTAAAAAAGATTGACGAATTCAATACTGCAATTAAAGCAATCGATAACAGTTCGGCAACTGTTGACATCAATGTGACTGGGCTTGATGGCGTTAAAGGCGATGTTGCTGCCCTGTGGGGCATTGTGAAACAGCCATTTATAGCTGCACACATTACAGTGACGGATGATATTCAGTCAAAAATTAACGCGGCAATCTTGAAAGTGCAACAACAATCAATGATCCCTAGCAATTACACCATTGCAAGCATTTCTGTTGGTGTAATTACAGCACAAGCCGCTATTGATGCATTGCACCAGCAAATGCTAGAGATTGTTCAAATGTCATCGCAGAAGTTCAAGCTCGAAGGTACTGCTGTCATTACGGGATTAACCGAAATGATCACGATGCTAAAATGGCTTAATGAATTCTCAGTAAATGCAATAACGGTATCCATTGTAGACAGAGCGACTTATCCAATTGCTTTAATTGCAGCGAGTATGTCAACGATTCAATCACGGGACGTGTATATAAAAGGCAGTGTTGATATTGCAGGGCTTGCTGATACAGCACTTGTTGCATCAACGTTAAATCAAACGCTCGACGTATTGACGCAATTTATAAACGGGAAAAGCCGCGTAACAACAGGATTACAAGGTATTGTTGATGCAATGACTGGCATTGATTTTTCTAAGATTTCAAAAATCACAGACGTGATTTCGGCAATATCAGAATCGTTCAGCACATTAGATGCTGCAACGGGATCATCAAGCATCACTGAGATTTTCGATGCGCTATCGCGAAAACCCGATGATTTATTCACGATGGCAGAAGCGATTGAAAAAATAGCTACTTCAATCAAGCTACTAAACGGAGCGTCCTCTGCACTGGGTGTTGATGCGTTCTTTGCATCACTCTCCAGAAGACCTACTGACTTTTATGTATTGGCAAGCGCAATATCAAACGTTACATCATCAATTCAGTCGATGACACAACCGTCAGAGTCAAGAGCGGTGGATGCGTTCTTTGCATCGTTCGCAAGCTCTGCAAACATGAGCGTATCGTTAGGCGCATTCAGTGATTCAATCACAAAAATGGCAAAGTCAATGAAAGACGCAATGGCTGATATAAATGCGTATAAAGAAGCCATTAAACAATTCAATTTATTATCTAAAGTTGATACCGCAACAGGATCAGTAAGCACGACAACAACCGCTGGATTGTCAGTTGCGGCTGCAAAAACAGTGGTAGGGGTGAAATCAAAAGCAGCTGTTGACGCTCAAAAACTGGTTGATGCGTCGGGCATTAAAGGCGCAAAAGACGAAGTGGCTTACGAGGCATATAAAAAAGCGACCCCCGTTCCAATCATGGATAAACTTAGCAATATGTCCGCGTTAAACAGCATGAGCTATGCTGCTGGTGAATCTGGCGACCTCGGAACAGCAGTTAGCAGGGCTAAATATCTCAAAGGCGCACTAGGAAGTAACACTGCGTTTGCCAAGGAGGTTAGTTACCTAAGAGGTTATAACGATGTGTTATCGCATACGGATAAGGTAGGGGTTGACTTGCTTGATTCTATTGGCAGCTCTGTTGCTGGCGATGTGGATTCATATAACTTAGGCGTGAGATCCTTCCCACTATACCCAAATGGCGCAGTAGATCCACGGGCAGCTCGCGCAGCAAATGACGCACTAAAGCGACTACAGGATATTTATAACGACCCAACATCTGAGATAAATACGTATTATAGCTATTTGTCAGGGTTCAATTCAGCAAGCAAGGATGCGCAATTTGCCACAGGCGGTGCATTTACAAATAGCGTAGTTGATCGCCCTACGTCATTTAATATGGGATTGATGGGCGAGTCGGGCAGTGAGGCAATTATGCCGCTGCACAATATAGGCGGCTCACTAGGCATTAGAGCTATTTTCCCCGCGTCAAATGATTCAAGTAACGACAACACTGAAACCATTGCAGAATTAAAAGAAAGTAATCGGCAATTAGGGGCAGTAATTACAGTGTTGCAAGGCAAGCTCGATCAGATACTACAAGAAAACCGCAAGCAAACAGAGGCACTAGACTCAATGCAATCAACGGCACGGGTAAATTCAAAAGTAGCGGTCAAACGATGAGCGTTTGGATAGCGACCATTTCAGTTCTTAATGCGTCAAACGCGGCTGAAACGCTACGGTTTAGCGACGGTGCTTATACCGATGCGTCTTGGAATTATTACGAACCTCGGATGCACCAGCCTGCGATTATTAAGGTGTCGCCAGAGGACGGCGGCACATTTAACATTTTCTCAACTGCTGCATTCGGTGAAATTGACCTAGAAAACATCGATGGCGGACTGGACTATTTAGCCGATTACGCGCTCGACGGAGGATTATGTGTGTTGTCATTAGTTGATGCTGGCGTTGTAACCAATTATTTGACGGCTATTATTTCAACGATGCACGAGCGCGACAGTCATATTTTCTTGACGATAAATAATCTCAACGAAGTATTGGCGAAACCACATCCCTTTGAAAAATACACAGGCGCGAATGTATTGCCAGACGGTTTAGAGGGTGTCTTGGGTGACATCAAGGGTAACATTAAGCCGAAAGTGTTCGGCACGGTGACTAATGCCACACCCGTCGCAGTTAATACATCGCGCGAAATTTACCAGTTTTCATCACGCCAAACCTGCACAGTGTCAATGATTTATGACATGGGATTGGCTCTTGCTCTTGGAACAACCTTCACTTATGCGAATCTTGCGAGCTTTCAAACCACCGTCCCCACTGCTGGCACTTTTAATCGTTGCGCTGGTTATGTCCGTTTAGGTACAACTGCCGTTGGTACAATTACAGGTGATGCCTTTGATGGCTCTTATCTTGCGCCAGGCAATGTTTTTGAAGCGGTTATTAGTGAAGTCACGCGCATTTCAGTGTCTTTAAATTCAGCAAGCAAGGCAGCATTAAACATATCTGGTGAAGTGGGCATCTATGTTAATTCAGAAGAATCCACCGCATCCATTTTAAATAAAATTGTCGTTAGCATTGGTGCGTTTTGGTATTTTAAAGCAAGCGTGATTTTTGCAGGCTATACAACCCTTGCGACAACAGCAACGCTTGAATTTAACGATTATGAAATCGAAATGGCGGAGCGTACCGCAACAGGTATTGGATCAAACGGGCTGCCAATTTCAACCGTCAAAGTGAAATACAATAAAATTGAAACTGTGCAAGCACCGACGGAACTCGCCGGGGCGGTCACGGCGGCACGTCAAGCCGCTTTGGCAAATGAATTTCGTACTGTAACATCAACAGACGCGGCTGTTCTGACTCGTCATCCAATGTCTGAAACTGTCGAAATTGAATCTTATCTTTTAACCGAAGGCACGGCACAGGCAGTATCGGACAGGTTACTTTTAAACTTTAAAAGTCGGTGCGACATCGTTTCTATTGCCGCAAATGTGATAACTATTCCTGATTTAACGCTAGGAATCGGTGTAAAAATAATCACGCCGAAACTGGGTTATTCGGCGGGGAAAATATTGACGCTTATCGGGTATGAAATAGACGCAAAACTTAAAAAAATCACCATGGAGTTAATTGGATAATGGCTCAATCTAACATTTCGCTTTCTTACCCGAACCGCATTGACGAATGCACAATATCGAGCAGCACGACTTGGTCGTCTACGCTGCCACTCGCAAATATTAAGAATCGCGTTTTAAAAAAAGTGGCACGAACTGCTTTAGGTGTTACGTCTTTTCAAATGACAATTAACCTACCTGTCCAGCGTGAAATCGGCTGTGTTGCCCTAGCAAGTCATAATCTATCAACAAATGCCATGTATCGCGTCCTCGGTTACAGCGGCACAAACGGCAGCGGGACAATTCGGTTTGACAGCACTGCCTCATTTAAAGCCTACCCTGTTTTAAATTCACCTGAAACAGGCGTTATTCCCTGGGGCGATCCAACATTTTGGGGCGGCTCGGTTAGCGAATCACAACGAAAAAGCTATACCAGCCTTGCGATATTTTACCCGCCAAAAAATGCAATGTGCCTATCTGTAACAATACAGGTAACAGATAGCGGCAACTCTGACAATTATTTGCAGGTGGGGCGAGTATTTTTAGGCAGGTCAGTAGAGCCTGAAAACAATCCTGAGTTTGGTGGGCTGTCGCAAGGCTATATTGATTTAACTGAAACACGAAAAGCCAATGACAATACAAAGTATTTCAACATCAAACAGAAATTACGAACAATAAATTGCACACTGGGGCATTTAAGCAAAGAAGAGGCGTTTAGCGGATTTTATGACGCGCAGCGCGAATGCGGCATCAGCGGCGAATTGATTTACGCATTTTCAAAGCCTGAATATCTCAACACAATCAGCAACATCAACATGACGTTCGACAGAAACTTTTATGCGCGAACGTTTATCTGCAATTTTTCGGGATTAAGCCCAATTGATATGCCATACGTCAACGGGTATTCCACCGTCTTACAGCTCGAAGAAATAACATAACAATAGGATAATAAAATGGCATCAGTAACATTTTTAACGTCGGCGGGCGGTGACGGTTCAACCGTGACAGACGACGACAACATAACAACTGGGCTGGCGAACGGAGGTTATTTATTGCGTTATGTGCCAATGGTCAGTCAAGTCGTGACAGTGAGTGCTTTTGCAGCAACACAAGCCTCTAACGCAGCGACAAGTGCGACAACAGCAACGACGCAAGCCAGTGCTGCAGCAGCAAGCGCGGCACAAGCGGCACAACAAGCGAACACACTGACCGCAACATCTACTACGTCAACGCTAATTGGCACGGGTTCTAAAATATTCACAACGCAAAGCGGTGAACAATTTATCACAGGTCAATTCGTCACGATTGCAGACAGTGTCACACCTACTAATTATATGTATGGACAGGTTACGTCTTATTCGACAACACAATTAACGGTAAGTGTTACGAGCATAGGCGGTAGCGGAACGCTAGCGAGTTGGAATATCAGCTTGAGTGGTATTAAAGGTGACACAGGTCCGCTAGGTTCTCCAATCGAACTAGGCACAACTGGCGCAAACGTAAACGTGGGTAATTCTGCACCACCCACAGCGGGTCAACTCTTAACAGCAACTAGTAGCACGGCAGCTATATGGCAAGACGCACCTGTTTCATTACCATCTCAAACCGGCAACACAGGCAAGCTCCTAACCACCGACGGAACGATCGCCACATGGCAAAACGCGCCTAGGTCAACCCCCGATTTTTTACTCATTAATGCAGGAATCAGATAATGGCTTTAACAGCACAATACACAGCAACCCCAAAAATTGATAACGCGATTGTTACTACATTGGATTCATCGCTAACACTTCCAACGATTGCAAATACAGGCGTAGTTTTCACAGCGGGCGCAAACGGTTCGAGAATCGACAACCTTATGATTTCTGCTATCGGCACAACCGTTGCAGGTCAATTACGTTTATTCGTCTGTAAAGGCGATGTTGGTAAAACAATCACATCAATTACATCATCTGCAACCACAGCAACTGTTACCACCGCCACAGCTCACGGATTAATTACAGGCGATACGGTTACAATTCAATTCTGTTTACCAACGGAATTCAATGTAAAAACTGCGACAATTACAATGTTAAGCACGACAACCTTTAGTTACGCAATCCCTAACATTCTAGGTGTATCAGCCGTTACGATTGGTTATTACAGCTCAACTCGTGTAGCTACTTCTGCACAATACAGTTTATTGAAAGAAATCACTTTCCCTGTTGTCACACCGTCTGCGACAGTTGCCGCATTCAATCAGCAATTAACCAGTGCATTGAATCCCGAATTATTACCGTTAATTTTACCAGCAGGTTATTCATTGCGAACTACTGTTAGCACTACCCAGACAGCAAGCGGTATCAATGTCACAGTAAATGGCGGTGATTTCTAATGGCGAACAGTGGTTTATTAAGTCCGTATTTAAAACCGCCTGTTTCGACAGATAGATTTGGTGATTTACGAACCATTCCTGCATCGGTTCAAACCGCCGCTATTACTTTGAGTGCAAATAGTGGTATTGGTGTTAGTACGTCATCAAACGTCACGATTCCTGCGAATTTACCCGTTGGTTTTTCAACGATGATTTATAACGATTCGGCGGTAGCTATCACGATTACAACAAGTGCTAGTGCAACTTCTCGAATTAGTGCATCGGCAACGGCTAAAACATCGTTTTCGTTATTTCCTTATGGGATTTGTTCGGTGTGGTCGAACAAGTTAAACAACCTGATTCTTTCGGGCGACATTGCATGATAACGACCAATCACTTTGGGATTTCGGTAAAGAAAAAACAAACTATTTCGTTTGCAGGTGGTACAAACCTAAATATCACAAATGCGTGGCTTACTGCGAATGGTTGGGATGGTAAATCGTCTGTCACTCTTATAAATACAGGGCAAATTATATCTGTTGCCGCGACTACACTTTCAGCAGTATCTCCAGCTTTAATTATCAGCGCAACTATGCCGCAAGGGCTAGTTTTGTGGTTTGTGAATAATGGCGGTGTTTATGGAGCAGGTGGTTATGGTGGGCAAGCCAATAACAGCGCAGCATCAGTGGGGGGAGTTGGAAGCATAGCACTATCGGTAACAAGTTCAACACCATTGGTAATTACGAATAATTCAAATATCGCAGGTGGCGGTGGTGGTGGTGCTGCGCCGATATACGGGGCAGGTGGCGGAAAAGGAGCTGACCAAACGAATGGTGCTAACGGTGGGACAGCAGGAAGTGTCAATATGGGAGCAGGTAACGTAATTTATGGTGGTGCGGGATTGAATGCTTATGGCGCAAACAATCAAGGCGCACCAGGTACACCCTATAATGCAGGTGGCAATTACCAAGTCGCATCTGGCGGGGGCGGCGGAGCTTGGGGGTCGCAAGGTGGGTATTCTGGTTCATATTCAAGTTATCCAGCTATTGCAGTCGGTGGAGCTGGTGGTGCGGCAGTAACAGGAAACGCAAATATCATTTGGGGATTAACTGGCAATAGATACGGAGCAATCTCGTAATGCAAATACTAAAAGACAAAAAAACAAATATCGTCATTACATCAATGTCGAATTCAGTTATTGAAGAAGTCGGTGTGATTCGCTGTGACAATGTAATTTATGCAGGTTGTACACTTGAAAACAGTGAGATTATCGAGGTGGAGGCATTACCAATGAAGTTTGCAAATGGATGTTATCGTTATGTCGATGGTGATTGGTTTTGTGAGTTTCCATCGGAAGTTGAAAAAGTATTCCCCACGCCAACCGCTACCATGCGACAAGCGCGTTTGTGTTTGTTAAATCGCGGATTGCTTGATGATGTTGAATCGCACGTTGTAACGCTTTCAAGAGCCGCGCAAATTGAGTGGGAGTATTCAGTTGAAGTTAGACGCGATTATCCATTAGTTATTGAGTTGGGTAGCTTGCTTGGTTTGAATGAATCGGATTTAGATGCGTTTTTTGATGATGCGAAGTTGATTTAGTAAAAATCCGCCGATAAAAATGATAGGTACTGGGATAAAGTAAATAAAATAGATAAATAAGGAAACCACTATGTCAATATTTGACGCAATTACACACGCAGTAAAAGACGTAGCTGAAGAAGTTATTGAAACAGCCGTGCCTATCCTGCCGCATGACGTAGTAGAAGAGGTGGTAGATGCCTTAGTTGACGGGGCTGTTG